CATCGACAGGATGGAGGCCAGTGTCACCTGCCAGTCGTCCTGCATATCCTCCAGGCATTCCTGCAGGAAGTCGGCGATCGCGTTGTCGTCGTCGCTGCTGTCCGCTTCGGCTTCGATGTGCCAGTTGAGTTTGCAGATCGTCTTCTCGAACGCGAACAGGATGCCGCCGATGACCGGGTCGTTGTCGGCCATCTCGCGGAGGACTTTGCGGCCGCGCTCCCCGCGAAGCTGGATGAGAAATTCGTCGCTGACGATGCCGCCGGAGATGAGGAGGCCGGAGCGGCCTATCTCGCCCAGTTGTCCCTTAGCCACGGTCAGCCCCTTGCGATGTCGGCGATAAGTCTCAGGGCCTGGTCTTCGGTGAAGCGTCCCTCGGCGGTCAGTTCCAGGAAGAACTCGTGCATTTCTTCCGCAACTTGTGCCAACGGGGTTTCAAACGCAAAGTTCCCGGCCATGGTATGAACTGTACCGGGCCGGGAACCATACCCTGCTATGCGCCACGCGGGCGGGTGATACCCCTCTTAGGTGCGCAACCTAACCCCCATTAGAACGGCGGCTCCTGATAGCCGCCGGTACTGCCCCACGGGTCGTCCTGCTGCTGCTGGCGCTGCTGCGGCGGACGCTGCTGCTGACGCTGCTGGCCCTGCTGCTGCGAGCCGAAACCGCCCCGGGACTGCTGCTGCTGGCCCTGCTGCTGGACGCCCTGCATGCGCTGCACCTGCGCGGTGGCGAACTTGAGCGAGGGCCCTATCTCGTCCACCTCCATCTCGATGACGGTATGGTTCGCGCCGTCCTTCTCGTACTGGCGCTGCTTCAGGCGGCCGATGACAATCACCCGCATACCTTTGCGGAGCGAGTCCACGACGGACTGTGCCGGTTCCCGCCAGATCGCGCAGCGCATGAACAGCGTGGTGCCGTCCTCCCAGGCGTTCGTATCCCTGTTGTAGGTCCGGGGCGTGGAGGCGACGGTGAAGTTCGCCACCATGTCCCCGCCGGGCGTGTTCCGTACCGCCGGGTCCTCCGTCAGGTTCCCGACGATCGTAAGACTTGTCTCGCCTGCCATTATTTCCTCTCCTTCGTCTCATCCTTGATATGCGCGCTGACTCTCCTGTAGTCATCTTCCCTGCTGGAACTGCGGTGGTGCGGGTTGTAGCCGCAGCAGCACATCACATCACCGTTATGCTTCATAAACACGACGTGCTCGGCAACCTGTTCCGTGACGCTTTCCCTGCGTTCGAGCCGCCGGGCCAGCGCGAGACAGTTCACGGCGTGGTTCATCAGCCACTTCGGCTTGTCCTCCTTACCGGCACTGCAGTATTCCGGACCGGTACCGGCAGTCAGGACGCCGTTGGCGGTTTCCCTTATCTCCACGGCATCGACCTCCGCCATGGGGATCACGTATCTGCCGTTTATTCCGTCGTACTGCATTACTTCCTCCTCGGTTTGCGGAACCGGTACGGCCCCTCCACACTCAGTGCGTGCTGGAAGGCTTCCTGCAGGGTGGCGTACTCGGCGTCGTCCCGCACCCACGAGGTCGGGAAACGGACGGTGAACGCCTTCCCGTCCTCCCTTGGTTCCCGATTCCCCTGCCACCATTCGTTGCAGAACACGACCGGCTTCCCGCTGTCATATGTTCCCAGCGGTGCCTTCCCGGTCTCCGCGTCGATACTCATTTCCCCGCCTCGTCTTCCAGTGTTTCAATGACGACCTGCTGCGTTTCCTTCAGTTCGTAGACCACGTACATGGCGTTCAGGATGGCGGCGTGCAGACCCATTTCCGGGTCCGGGTTCCGCAGGGCCTGCCGGAGCATGTTGACCACCTGCTGGTCGTTGGCGGAGGCTACGAAGTCCTTACGCTTGCGCTGGTACTTCGCCTGCTCGTCGTACATGTCAATCAGGTTCTCCAGCGTCTCCTTGACGACATCGGCCCGGCTGACCGGCCTCTTGTACGGCATGGTTTCTTCAAGGTCTATCACTTCGACCATCTCAATCCCTCCCTGGATTGTGAATGCTTTTTGGTTATGTGTTCAGTCTATCATACGGGGGTTAGGAACGACAGGGTTTCCGGGATTTATTACCGGTGCACGGAGAGCGCGGCCCAGGGATTCGCCTGGGCCAGCCCGACGGGGGCGACGATGGTGGCCTTCCCGGGCGGCTCGAACACGGCGAGCAGCATGGCCTCGGCCCGGTCCGGGGAACTGACCCCGCGCTTTTTCATGTCCGCCTTCTTCTCGATGGTCACATGCCCCCGGGAGTCGTTGCCGTAGGTCGGCGCGTTCAGCTGCGCCAGCTCCTTGGTTTCGATGTCCAGCCAGACGGCCTGGCCGCCTTCCGCGTCCGGCTGGATGAGCTTGCGCATGTTCCACCACATTTCGGAGCGCTGGTTGGAGAAACGAACCTTATCCCTGGCGGACTCGGCGACGTTCACGCCGACAATCTCCGCCCGGAACACGCCCTCCCGGCCCCAGTTCTGCAGCAGGGACACCACGCCCCAGCCGACGCCGATGGAGTCGATCTTCACCCGCACCCTGGTCTGCAAGCCACGGGCCTGGTGCACCTTCTCCGCTTCCAGGATGTGCTCCTTGATCACCCCGGCCACGTGCACGGCGTCCTCGTTCACGGCACCCCGGGAGCAGTGCTCCACGGTGACCCGCCAGCCGTCCGCCTTGGAGATGACGAACTCGTCGCCGCCGTCGCTGGCCACGTCCACGCCGAGCCGGATGCTCTGGGTCCCTTCCTCCCAGATGGCCTCGTTCTTCTTGGCCTGCTCCAGCCAGGACATGGGCAGGGCCTTGGAGGTGGAGTCGTGCGGGAACAGCGCCAGCACCCGGGCCTCATAATAGGCGCTGTCCTTGCCGAACTCCTCCGTGATTTCATCCACCCACGACTGATCCACGAGGTGGGACGCGACGGTATGCTCCTCCATCCCGGGCGGGCAGGACCTGCAGGTGCCGGTGTGCTCGCCGGTGTAGTTGGGCGTGTCGAAGTAGCTGACCCGGATCAGGTTGTAGTTCGGGGAGCTGGCGATCCGCTCGAACCAGGTCTGCTCCGTGTTGATGGGCGGGTTGCCGAGTACCACCAGGTGCGTGTCCGGCCCCATGGTCAGGGCTTCCAGGGACCGGCCAAACGCGGGGCTGATGCCACCGGCCTCGTCCACGATGATGAGCATGTGCGCCTTGTGCGCGCCCTGCATGCCGACCTCGTCGTCGTCCGGCGGTTTCTTGCCTTCCACCACGGCCTCGATGGGATCGCCGAGCATCCATTCGGTCATGTTGACGTAGCCCAGCGTCGGCATGTGCAGTTTCTGCAGGCGGCGGATGTGCGGCCAGATGACGTTCTTGACCTGCGGGAACGAGGAGGCGGTGGTGATGACCTTCACCGAGCCGATCGGATGGCAGGCCACGAAGTAGGCGACGATGCGGGCGGCGATGTGCGACTTGCCGATGGCGTTCGTCGTCGGAACCACGGTGCGCCGGTTCAAGACGGCGGAGCGCATGATTTCGGCCTGCTTGGACCAGGCGACCTCGCCGAGCCCTTCCTCCAGGAACCGGACCGGATCGCCCTGGTATTTCAGCCACGGGTTCGCGACCCGCCATGCTATCTGCTCTACGAGAGTTGCGCGGGCCTCGGCCGGTAGCTGCGCGATGATTCTGCGGCGCACCTCCGGGGTCTGCTCCAGCAGCCAGTCAACCTCACTGCTTGCCATCGCGGAGCGCCTTGATCTGCGCTTCCAGGTCGTCCACGCTGACCGTCTGCACCTGCACCGGGGAGCCGTCCGTGGAGCCTTCCAGGTTGATCCGTTCCCTGCGCCCGTACAGTTCCGGGTGCGTGCGCTCCAGTATCCAGGCGGCGGCCTGCCAGGTGTCCCCGGCGGCGGTCTGGATGATCTGCAGGTTTCGGATTTCGGCGGTGGCGCGGGACTTCTCGGACAGGAACAGGAACACCACGTACGGCCATTCGATTTCGTCGAAAGGTTCGGGCCGGGCGGCGACCATGTCCGCGAAGCCGACCGAGCGCTGGGTGCCGTCGTGGTCCTTCATAGCGACACCGGTGATCAGGTCCCCGGCGTCCAGGCCCAGGCTGTTGACGCGCTCCGTCTCGTCCTCACCCCGCCGCCGCCACAGCCCGTAGGTGGTGTGGTG